TTTAAATTTTTCTTCTATTTTTCTTTTTTGCTCCCAATCTACCTGTTGTTCTGCATTAAAAACTATATTGTATCTTACTTGATCCGATGTTTCTTCTTCAACATAATGCTCTATTTCAGCAGGGAACACCATATATTGTCCTGGTTTAGGGTGTACTTTTAATTTTAATTCTGGAATAATTAAAGGTGCACCAGTAGTTAAATATAAGATGCCATGTACACAGTTATGCTTATGGTTTCTTACATAGTCTGTTTTTTTTATTTGGTTCCCCCAGGCTGCGCTTATGGTGTATCTCTCGTAGAAATGTCTAAATTTAAGGGGGTCAGCTTCTTGGTGAGTATTTATTAAAAAATTAAGAAACTTAATGAATAGAGGATCATTTAAAAAAAACTTCCAACCAGTCATTCCTCCTTTAACATTGGTTGAATAAGAAACATTTGGATTTAAATTATTTTTTACAAGCATCATCAGGTTATGTATATCTTCTACTACAGGATATATTCCCGTCGATATACATACTTTTCTAGGATAAGTTATTACGATACTTTGAGTAACGTTTTCAGTTATTGCTCTGTCTATAAATTCTATCATGGTTTAGACTCCCATGGTTTAGACTCCTCTTCTGGTAGTAAAAGTTCTGCAAACAAACTGCCATCTTCGTCTAAAGAAGTAGGTTGATAAAAGCTCAACTGTTTTCTTGTTTGATATAAAGAAGTTGCTGTTAATTCATTAATTTTATTGAAACCTGGAAATTCTTTTACAAAGAAAAGTTTTGCTAAATAATCTTTGGCTTTTAAAAACCATGTAGTGTTATCTAATATAATACCCACATCGTTCTTAGTGTGAGGAACAATAGCCTCTAGAAGTTCAAATCTTTTCATGTCTTTGGGATGTGTGTCCACTAAAATATAATCAGCTTCGGCTATGGAGGCTTTTACTTTGTCCTTTTTTAAATCTGCAAAAGAAATAAACTGAATAGCTTCTTGAGGGGATTCTTTCTGTAAAGCATCATAGATTTTTTTATTAGGCTCATAGGAAATAATAGATTGACACCTCTTTTTCCAATATACCACAGAAGGGCCTGAACCAAACTCTACCATCTTTGCATTTTTAAGATCTATACTTTCCATATAGTGTAAAAAAGGAAACGTCAGTAAAGGGTAGTGAGGAAGAGGATATCTACTCATAGTTGGCATTTATAACCATCCTTAGTTTTTTATCTGTGCATGAAGTGCTTGCATGAAAATTATAGGGGTCAAACATTAATGCCCTATTAGCTACAGATTCTATTAATTTGTTTCCTTCCTGTAAAATAGTTCCCCCATTACAGGTGTTGACATAGTAAACAAGCCCTTTACATTTAAACACTTGGTCTTGATGAAAACCATAATTTTCTATTGTTTGAGTTGCTTTAAATGCATTTACCTTAGCTCTAATTAAACGTTTCAAATCAGGAAGGTTATTTATGATAGGTAAAAAGACATTATAATGAAATGATTTCCAGGGTTCTTTAGTAAGTGGATTTGCAAAATTTGTTGTATTGTAAATTTCATGCCCAAAATAAGAAGTCGTATCCTCGTCTGAACACGAAGGGTTAATAACTCCTGTCCAATAATAAGGAAACTGTCCACTAAATAATGCCTTTTCTAAATTCGCATGGGCCTCTGGCGGTAAAAAATTATCTATGATTTCGTATTTCATTTTAAAAATTGATATTAACTATTAACATTGTTTCGCATGTTAATAATTGATTTAAATCAACCTATGTCCTATATTTATATTGATTTTAACTCTTTTTCAAGATATTTTTGTCTTTTACAAGAACAACAGGTTTTATATGCTTCAAAAATTAGGTTTCCTACCAGGGTTTAATAAACAGGTCTCAGAACTCGGAGCCGAAGGGCAGTGGTTCGACGGCGACAACGTAAGATTTAGGTATGGGACCCCAGAAAAAATAGGTGGCTGGTCTCAGTTAGGCGATGATAAATTAACTGGTGCAACCAGAGCGCTTCATCATTGGGATGATAATGCTGGTGTTAAATACGCAGCCATAGCAACTAACAGAATTTTATATGTTTATTCAGGAGGTGTTTATTATGACATCCATCCTATTAGAACAACCCTTACAGGTTGTTCTTTCACAAGTACTTCTAGCAAAAAAACGGTCACTGTAACCTCCTCAGGTTCCAACGGACTAGTTGATAATGACATTGTAATGTTTGATGCTGTCAGTGGGGTAACTGCAGTAGGATCTACTTATACCGACGCTTCTTTTGAAGACAAAAAATTTATGGTAACTTCTGTACCGGACTCCACTCATTTTACGATCACGATGGATGATGTGGAAGCAGGGACACCTCTATCGACAAGTGGTTCAGCATCCGTCTTATGTTATTACACAGTCGGACCTTCTCAACAACTAGGTGGTTATGGTTGGGGAACAGGTTTATGGTCAGGAACGGCAGCTGGTCCGGTAACAACTACACTAGCTTCTGGCATTAATGATGCGGTAACCGATATCCCTTTAACTAACTCAGCATCTTTTCCAACCTCGGGAGAAATTAGAATTGGATCAGAAGATATAAGTTTTACAGCTAATAACACAACCACTAATATTTTAAGCGGAGGTGCTAGAGAAGTTAATGGTACGAGCAAAGCGGCTCATAGCGGAGGAGACACTGTTACCAACATTACAGACTATTTTGGATGGGGAGAAGCTTCTTCATCGGATTTCACAATTGCTCCTGGCTTATGGATTCTTGATAACTATGGAACAAAATTAATTGCATTAATCTATAATGGCTCATGTTTCGAATGGGATGCAACAGGTGGTACAGGCATAAGAGCAACACGAATAGCCAACACTCCAACAGCCTCGCGTCATATGTTGGTTTCTGCACCTTCGAGACATTTAATATTTTTTGGAACTGAAACAACAATTGGAGATACTTCTACTCAAGATGATATGTTTATTAGGTTTTCTAATCAAGAAAGTATTGACCAAGCGGATTCTTATACTGTAACAGCTACCAATACCGCAGGTACGCAAAGGCTTGCAGCGGGTTCTGTAATCATGGGAGCCAAGAGAGGTAGAGATGCTATCTATGTGTGGACTGATACTTCATTATTCCTAATGAGATTTGTCGGTCAACCCTTTACATTCTCGTTTGAACAAGCTGGAACTAACTGCGGACTTCTAGGAAAAAATTCAGCTGTAGAAGTTGATGGCACAGCATACTGGATGTCAGAAAATGGATTCTTTATGTATGATGGCCAATTAAAATCTATGCCGTGTTTAGTGGAAGATTATGTTTATGATGGGATTAATTTAACCCCCAAAGATCTGATCAACTGTGGCTTAAATAATTTGTTTGGAGAAATTCAATGGTTCTATTGTAGTACTGGTTCAGACGTAATAGATCGAGTGGTAACTTATAGTTATGTAGAATCTGTCTTGTATAAACGTCCTATCTGGACTACTGGTACCTTGAGTAGAACTGCGTGGGCGGATTCAGCGGTGTTTGATAAGCCTCATGCAACCTCTTTTGATCTTGCAGATAATGCCTCGTACGATGTTATTGGCAACACAGATGGTAGTACTATATACTATGAACAGGAAACAGGGACCGATCAGGTAGAGGCTGGAGGTACTATTACAGCCATATCTTCAAATATTCTTTCAGGTGATTTTGATATTACACAGAGAAGAGGTTCTCAAGGACAGGTAGTAGGCATGCCAGACCTTCGAGGAGACGGGGAATACATCATGAAGATAAGAAGATTTATACCCGATTTTATTTCTCAAACAGGGGACACACAAGTAAGCTTAATTACTAAAAATTTTCCAAGTGATAGTACGACGACTACAAGCTTTACAATCACGTCCTCTAGTGATAAGGTGGATACTCGCGTCAGAGCCAGATCAATCGCGCTTAAGGTATCAAATACGTCATCTGCACAAGATTGGAAATTAGGAACTTTTAGATTAGATATACAACCAGATGGGAGAAGAGGATAATGACTTATAAAATACAGGGCGGAGTTAAAAATTATTTGGGGAACCAGAAAATGGTTAACGCTCCTTTAAAGTGGCGATCCGGACCACAACATCCTTCAACAGAACTAGCTTACATTACAAAAAAAGAAAAAGATTTACTAGTTAAACATGATCTACACGGCTCACTAAAAGGTGGTGTTAATAGAGGACCATCAGGTATCATGAGTTTAAATGGTTGGGGATCAACAGATGCTGGACAAAATGTTTCTGGTGCAGCAGCGAGTGCGGCTGAAAGTGGAAAAAATACATCAGATACTTTAGCTGCAGGTATGAGTAATAAAGATGTACAAGATTTTAGATCGGCAGCAATTAATGCTGGAGCAGGGCAAAGAGTTAACCCAGGTTTTTTTGATAGCAGAACTCGTTTAAGTCCAAATGAGATAGCATTAGCTAAGGCTTATAGAAACGATCCAAATAACCGTTTTGCTAAACGGGCTTATAAAAATACAGGACAAGGTGGTCTACTGAACATGCTTAGAAGTGGTGGAATCTTTGGAAATTTATTAAGAGGGGCTGGACAGAAATTGGGTTTCGGAAAAAAATGGAATCAACCAACTTATGATATGTCTCAATAT